ATTTAACACAAATAAAGGGTGTATGGTTGTAGCTAATAAAGGTGAAACTGTAATAGAAATTTTAGATAAAATAAAGAATATTTATAAATTACTACCATTTTTTTTAAAACCTGGAATTGTAAACTGGAATCAAAAAACTATTGTTTTTGATAATGGGTGTAGAATTAAATCACAAGCACGTTCTAAAGAACCTGCAATTGGTTTTACTATTGACTTTTTATATATGGATGAATTTGCCCATATACCACCAAATATAATTAACCACTATTATAAAGCTGCCGTACCAACAGTATCATCTATTAAAGGATCAAAAATTGTTATTACATCTACACCTAATGGTGCTAATTTATTTAAAGATTTAGTAATAGGATCACAATTACCTGAAGGTGATGATAATAAAAACATGTATACTTTAATTAAAGTATTATGGTGGCAAGTACCTGATGGAACATTTGAAGACGGTTCAAAAGGGACTAGAATGGATCCTAAATTATATCCTAATGATTTTGAAATGAATAATTACGGATATACTATTAATTCACTTCAAGAAGAATTAAGATCTTTAGGGATGAAAACAATAATTGAAACTGAAACGAGTGATTTAGGTGAAAAATATTTTATTAGAATATTAAATATACCAGATTTTTCTGATATAGATTCAATTAGAAAATTAAAATTAAAAGATGATTTAGGTATAGTTAAATTATGTTCATTAATTACAAATTGGAAAGAACAAGAGGTTAAGTTAATTGGTGGAGAAGAAAATTTTAATCAAGAATATAATATTCAATTTATTGCTGGTTCTAAAAGAGTTTTATCCGCAAATAAAGCTAAAGAAATGGAAACACGTTCTATTAAATATGTAAATCATGATATTGATGTTTTAAATAAAAGATTAAGATTCACTACAGATCAACTTAGATGGCATCCTGACTTTGATTTAAAACAAATTAATAAATACTATTGGTTAACATCTATAGATGTATCAGAAGGTCTAGGACAAGATGATTCTGTAATTAATGGATTTAGATTAATGGTTAGAAGTAATGAATGGTTAAAAGAAAATAAAATAAAATCATTATATGATGCATTTTATTTTAAACAAACATTTATTTATAATTTCAATAGATTAGATCATAAAAAAGAATTATCAGAATTATATTATTTATTACATTTTGAAATATTAGATAAAGAAAGAGTTAAAACCGTTTTAGAAATAAATGGACCAGGTGGTGCATTTTTAGCAGCTTTACCTGGTGTATTTGATAGTAATAATAATTATGGTAATTTTGTATTTTTAAAATATTTACATAATAAAGAAAATAAAAAAAAGAAAATAGGTTTAAAAGTAACTAGAAATAAAAAAGAATTAGTTAGAGATTATATTGAAGCAATAGAAACTGATTCTATGTATGTTGATGAAGAAGCTACATTAAATCAAATGGATTCCTTTATTAAAGTAAATACACCATCTGGAGATACTACATATAAAGCAGATTCGGGACATGATGATATAGTTATGACTTTAGTTGATGGGTGTACTATTTTCAATAAAAAAGAATATAAAAATATGTGTACAGAATATTATAAAGAATTACCATTTGAAATACAAAAAAATATAGATAATGCATTAGATTTAGAATATAATCCTAGTGCAATTTCATATAAAAATATCAGTAACATGGCTAATAAAAAAACCGGTATAAATAGAACTGGTAGATATAGTAATGGTACTGGTAGATTTATGAGAAAATAAATTATTAAAATAAATTATTAGTAAAATATTAAATTAATTAATTTAATATATAAATAAAAATATTAAAATATACAAATGAGTATTAACATATCAGATTACAATAGAAATGGTGTTTATATTGAAGAAAAAACTACATTAATAGAAAATACAGTACAAACAAATGAAATTATTAATTTCATTCCAGGATTTTCTAGAAAAGGTACAGTTTTTAATAAACCAATTTTAATCCAAAATAAAAATCAAAGATTAACTAAATTTGGTGATATTGATAGATTATTAGAAAAAAAAGGTTCTTATTTCCATAGAACTATTGATGTTGCTTTACAATCTGCTCCAGTGTATGCTATGAATTTATTAAAAACAAATTCATTAGATACTTTAAATTATGTATCTATGTCATTATCAGCACAATATGACAACGATATTGTAAAAGAACAATTATATGATGATTTTTTCGATAAATCTGGATTTTGGCAAAGAGATACAGAATCATTTTTATATTTCGCAAAAGATCCAGAAAAAATGATTCACTTTACAAATGTAAGTGATAAAAAAATTACTTTTTTCATGTTTAAAACAACTTTACCTGGTTATGATGTAACTGCTGAAGTATGGTATGGTGGAAAAAATAATGTTCCAACTTGGATTAGACCTGAATCTATTATGAATGACTTCTTAGTTAGATTAGTTGTTTTATCAGGAGACTGGAGTAATTATATTACTTTATCTGTTGATTCTAATTGGTCAAAATATTTTAATACTTCTGGTTTAAGAAAAGATAAATTAGATAGTTTTATTAATGATAAAAATGTTTCAGTATTAGCTGACTATAAAGGTTCGGTTATTCCATATTTTAAAGATAATAATGGTCGTGGTTTATTTATAGAAACTTTAGTAAATATTGATACTGATGTAACAGGTTTATTTTGTTCTTTCGATATAGACGCGGTTGAAACTGATTATCCAAATGGTAACATTGATTTAATAGGTGAAACATTAGTAGGTTTAGATAAATCTAAAATTAATTTCATGTCATATAATGATACTATTGAAGAAATTGATTCATATGAATCTAAATTATTAGATACATCTAATAATGTATTAGGATTAGGTACAATTTCTTCAAGAACTGTATCATATGCTAATAATACTTTAGTAAATTTAACTAATGCTACATTTACATTACCTACTACAGCAAATCCAGTTTTAACATTATCTGCATTAGGAACAACTAATAGTAGTCCTAAATGTATTATAAATGGAACTGATTTATTATTAACTGGTTCTAATGTTATTACATTTGATTCTATATCAACTGTACCATCAACTGGTGATATGACATATAGAATTGATATGGTATATATAGATCCAACAACAGGTGAAATTACATTATTATCTGGTACTGAATTTAATGATGTTGAATCTTTAACTGAAAGTGTTGTTGTAAGTAATGGATTAACTTATCCAAGTAATTACCCTAATGGATCAATTATTTTAGGATATTTATTTAGAACATTAGATGATTCAAGTGTATATAACGCAACTTATGTTCCAGTATCATTAAAAATAGGTGTTGGAAATAGTTTTAATCAATTAACTATGGGTGTAGGTTCATCTTATGATATTTCTATAGTTGCACCAACTGTTAATAATATTACATTAACATTCGAAAATACATCAAATGTTACTAAAGCAGATTATAAAGCATATAGATCTTCATTATTCTTTACTGAATTATCTTCTAAATTCAATGTATCTAATTCTGTAATTATTGATAATAATGCAGATAAAGTTAAATTTTCAATGAGTGTTAATAATATAGGTGATAAATCATTAACATTATTAACAGATTCTGCAGATATTAAAACACAATCTTTATTAGGTAATTTTATTGTATATTATAACGATAATGAATTTATAATGGATGTTGATGGTTTAAGTTCATCAAAATCTGAATTTTCTGGTTCAGGAGTAGGTATTGCATCTATTAATTCTGAATTTTATAGTGATTATGTAAATGGTATGATAAATACTGGAGATTATTTCTATGAAAAATTAGCTATTTTAGATGATTTTAAATTTAATAAATATATTAATTTAAATTATACTAATTCTATTGGTAATTATATTATATTATCTTCTACCGATGCTAATACTTTAGGATTAAGTGTTGGTGCTAATAATATGAAATTATTAATAAAAACAAATCTTAATGATAATGTATTTACTGTAAATACAGGATATGCTTATAATTCTACACCTACTACAGGTTCAGTGATAGAAGGATTAGTTAATGATGGTGTATTATCTAGTGGTGAAATTGCGTTTTTAATTCAAGAAGAAGTTATAAATGAAACAATTACAGAAAATACAAATATTTATGATTATAATTTAAAAGTATATTTAAAAATATATTTATTAAGTTCATTATTAAAAGTAGATTTTATGTCAGATAGAGAATTAATGACTCCATATAGTATTAATAATTTATCTTTAAATCAAGATATTAATGTTTATTCTGGAGAAGCATCATATACACAAACTTTAGAAATTGAAACACATCCATCATATATACAAACACCTAATAAAATTTTAGTTGATTCTGTTAGATATTCAGAAATTAAAGTAGGTGATTATATTAAAGCATATGTTGATACAAATGAATTAGAACCAGGTGAATATCCTAAAAAATTCGCAAGAATTTTAAAAAAATCACCATGGTCTGAAAATTCAGCTAATAATGTACAATATGTTGAATTAACAACAGATATTAAAATTGATATTACTGATTTTAATGGTGATTTACAAACTACAAGATATACAAATATTGATAATTATATAGATACATATAAAGGAAATGTATTAAAAGGTTTTACAGTACAGTCTACATCAATTCCAAATGGTACAGAAACTAGATTAAGTGAAATTTTAGATATTATAGGAAAAGATACATCATTATATAATGCTATTGTAGATAAAAATAAATTTAATTTTAGATATTTAATTGATAGTTTTGGTTTAGGTTTAACTGAATATTCTAAACAACAATTAGCTGATATTACAGGTAAACGTAAAAATTGTTTAGCATTCATTAATGCACCAAGTGCTAAATCATTTAAACAATCTTCATCACCATATTTTATAAATACTAATGGTACATTAAATTTAGATTATGTAAGACAAGGTGGAAATCCAGATCAAAATCCTGCTTTCTTATATACATTTGCACAAGGTTCTGGTTTAGAAGAAGGACAATCTACATCGGCATATTTCTTTCCTTATGTAAATATTAATGATAATGGAAGACCTTTATCATTTCCACCATCAGCATTTATAGCAAATACTTATATGAGAAAAAATAATTCTTCTATTGCTGGTAAATATAATCATACAGTTGCAGCTGGTGTTGAAGATGGTATAATTTTAGGTATTTCTAATGTTGAAATGGCATTTACAGATGATGACTTAGTAGCTATGAATACTATGGGTCTTAATCCTATATTATATGCTAAAAATACAGGATATTATATAGGATCTGAATATACGGCGTCAGTCACACCTAAATCACCATTATCATATATTCACTCAAGAGAAGTATTAATCGATCTAGAGAATGAAATATATGCAATGTTATTCAAATATCAATATAAATTCAATATTGCACCAATTAGAGCTAAAATTAAAAGACAAGCCGATGCTATATGTCAAAAATATTTAGATCGTTCTGCAATTGTATATTATGATAACGTAATTGATGAAAGTAATAATACAGCTGAATTAATTGATAATCAATTTGGATTATTAGAAACAACAATTATAATTGTTTCTTCAATGGCAACAATAGTAAATCAAATCAATATTACAACAAATGGTGCTTTAGCTAGTAGTACAGGTTTTAATTAATCATTTAAAATAAAAAAAGTGGAATTTAAAATTCCACTTTTTTTTTATATTTTTTTTTTAATATATAAAAAACAAAAATTTAAATTCCACTTTTTTTATTTATAATTTTTTAATATATAAAAATAAAACAATTATGGCAGGACTATTAATTAAAGATTATTCAGAATATTTAAATTTAATACCAAAATTAAATAATGATGAGTTAAATAAATTTAATTTATTTATTAATAAAAAAGATAATTTTTATGATCAAAATATAAATTTAATTACAGCATGTGATGCAGCTATTAATTTTGGTAGTAATAAAAATTATGATGTAAAAGCATTGAATGTTTTTTATAATTATATTAATGATTTTATTATTAATCAATATTATTTTTATATATTTATTCAAACCATATCTATATTATATCGAGTAGATTTAATTTCTAATATAACTGATATATTTCCTAATATAAATATTGAAGAATTGAATGAAATAGAAGACGATAACGATAAATTAATTTATATTAGAAATTATATGATTAATGATTATAAAAATAATTCATTAACGTATTTATATACTTATATGGATAAAATAAAAAATATTATTTTATTATTAGCACATTTTGTAAAAAATGTAAAAT